AGTCGCAACTGATACTCTGGCTCAAAGTTCGTCGCGGTGCATGGCTCAAAGAACAGTATCTTAACCTTTACGTCTGCAATCTCACTCATCACCCACCTCCTTTTCGATGTCGTCGATCAGTTCGCGATCCCACGGGTCGTAAGCCTCGATGTACGGCACACACTTACCCAGCAACTCACGCAGTCGCTCGATCTCGTCACGCTGCTTGTTGATAATCTCGTACTGCACTTCGATCAGGGAGGTAACGCAATCAGATGTGTGTCTATCAATCTCTCCGCTCATCACCACCCTCTTTTCGATCTAAGAACCAAGCCTGTGAGGACCAGAATGACCCCGACGACAAACATCCAAAACTCAATCATCTGAATCACCCTCCGCGATGGTGATCTGACCATTGATGAAGTCAACAAGTTCAAACTTGTTACCGGGTATACTTGCAGACTCAATGATTCCTGAGAGTCCATCCCGCTTGATTCTTGCAAGCCTTTTCAGCGATTCATGCTGATTGGTCTTGTAGCGTGTTCGCTTTCTTCCTCGTTTGTCCAGCCAGGTGATTTTCCAGACTTTCATCTGTTTCTCCATTTGTGGTTGCGTGTTCTTGATTTCTTCTTGCGGCCATCGATATACGATGCTAACCGAGTTTGTTGATAGTATCTAGGGTGAAAACTCAAGTCAAAACGTGTGTTTTGATTTGGCTTGTGGTCGCTGACTCTGACAGTCAGTTTTCTGTTTCCTCGCGAGGCATGGACGTACCTCGAAAGACTCTTTGGTGATCTCGTCGTTTTGACTTTCCAGCCTCTCTTGCGAAATGTCTCACAGACACTTCGGATAACTCTCGCGATAGCTTTCGCGTCAGTCATCAAGATCATCACGCAGTGGCGCAGTCTTGATTGCATAGAGAGCAATCGCGGACAATGCTGCGTAGACTAGCAGTCCAGTTAAAAAGTATTGCATCATTCACCTACCTTGAAATTTGTCGAAACTCAATGTCGCCAGCGTTTTGACGCACGATGTATTCGGTTGCGTTAGTATCGCATACCACGAAACTGTTTGCGTTTGCAATAGGTTCCCACCAGAACAGTTTTTTGCCGGTTAGCTTGACCCAGAGTTCGACTGTCTCAGGTCTTCTGATTGAAGGCTGTTCTTTACTTTTTTTCATTGCATCAATCCATTTCTTTCTGTAGTCGTCTGAGTAAAATCGCCAATCGTGAATTTGCTCTGCTGTACGCAGGCAGCCTGTGCATACTCCGAGATCGAGCATGCACTTACCATTGCAGGGGGAGTTCACTCGGTGTGCTCCAGGTCGCAGTCAATTGCTTGCTGAACCAAGAGCACTGGCTCTTCTGTTCTCTCCACCTCATCGCAAATGAGATGCAAGAAAAGGATTTCATCGAGGATTGGCTTTTCGATGCGTAGCTCACGCTGCTCATCTTCGTTGGCAGCGTGGAACATTTCTTCCGCGTCTTGTTGCCAATCATGCATGCGTTCAAGTGCTTCGCAGAGGGCCTTGACGTACACTTTGCTTGCGTACACCTCTTTGCCTTGGAATTCATTAGGTTCCATATTGAACATGTCGATGAGTGCCTCGACTCCCATCGTGCCTTCGTCTTGGTAAATGCGTGCAAACTTTTCTCGCGTGGATGCACGGTACGCAGTGGTTCTCAGTTTCTTAGTCATCTCGTTTTCCTTTTTCATCGGTTGTGGTTGAAGTCATCAGCAATGCTGATTGCAATTGTTATCATTCCCGCGATGGCAGGCAAAGTTGCCATCGTAATGATAAAATAACTGTAGAAACTCATGATCTCTTCCTGATCTCGTAAAGTTTTTTCATTTGACTAGACAGTTGCTCTCTTTCCTCGTCTGAAAGCTCTATCGTCATGATGATTTCCCAAATTGAATCAATCGCACGATTTACTGTTCTCCAGTCTCGGCTAGGCATCTTTTTCTCCTAATCCTGCTTCTCAATTTTTTTTGTTGAAACTGCACGCAAGCATTTTTCGATATCACCTGAGATCAAAGTCTCGCGGAAAATTCCCCAGCGGATTTTGACATGAGGGTAATCTTTTGAAGATTTACACTTTGCTTGCATGTTGCGTAGAACTGTTTCAAGTTCCTCAAACCTGGCTTTCTTGTCGATGACCTCGCCTTCGTAAGATCCCAATGACTCACGAAAGTCGAAACTGACTGTGTAGCTAGTCATTCAACGAGTCCCATCGCGAGAAGATTGTCTGGACCTTGAACTTTGCTTTCCCCGCAAGATTCGCAGGGGTAGTTGTCAGCATCTGGTCCGCCAAGTTAAGCTCACCTCGAAGCTCAAGAGCATGGCCTTCGGCTTCGGTTTTGAAGCCTCGCCTAAACCGAAACGCCATGGCTATTTCGCCTTCCGTGTTGTTGCGAACTGTTCGTAAAGCGCCTTCACCGTTGCCTCGATCGCCGCCTTTGCTTCGGGCGGAAGACGCGGGTCTTTCCGAAACTGAGCGGTCACGTTGGCAAGAGCGTCTGTGGTGGCAGTTTTCTCGCCGTCAACAACCATAAAGCTATCGGCCGATTCGCCAGACCACGCCAATAGCGAGACCAGGCTATCCACATCGGGCCGTTTACCTTGGGCCATCCGCGTCAGCGTCGAAGGGCTCACGCCCGACTCCTTCGCGACCTGTCGCCAAGTCGCGTCTCGTTGAATTCGATGTCCATCCAGAACGGCGAAGAATCCTTCCGCGTCGAACATGCCTCTTGGCATTTTTGACTCCATTGGTGGTTGACCGGAAAACCGAATATAGGCACTTCCCCGACCTAAAAACAAGGGCAGATGGGCCATTTTTTTCATATCTCTCTGAGGCCGCAGAATGCCCCATCCTGCCCATTTTGCCTAAATCGTGTGTGATGAGACAGGATTTTGATCCAAAGGCCACACAGAGGCTCTCAGGTGGCTAGGATCGACTGCGGGATCTGGAACGCTAGGCCGATTCACTAGAAACCAAAAAAGCCAAAATCCATTTTCACGTTTTTCCGTTTTTTCAGACCCCTAAACACGATCAAGCAAAGAAAAGAAAGAAGAGACAAAGGGTATAGATGAAAAGTATGAAAATATATATATTATTATTATTATTACGTTATTTACGCTCTTTCTGCGTTCTTTTTTTTCATGAAAACGAGATGAAAAAGACCGTTTTTCAGATTTGATATTGCCTCGGATGACCATCCGAGTAAGATGCTCTACCCCCCGATTGGTGAGACACTCCGTCGAACCTCGTCCTCAACCACAGATTTTCAGACCATGAAAGTTCAATATTCAGAAATTCCAGATTCGCTAAAAATCATCCCTCGATGGCATCTCTGGAAAGACGTTAAGGGAAGAAAGATCCCCATTCAGGCTACTTCGGGGATGAAGTCAGCAAGGTCAAATGACCCGTCAACTTGGACGACTTTTGACATTGCAGTCGAAGCTCACAAGCAACTCAGCCGCGAGCATGACAACCTCGGATTGGCTTTCGAGATCGGAACCCAAGATTGCGATCATCCGGTGACCGGCTTTGATTTCGATGACTGCTTTACTGAGTCAGGTGAGATGCAACCTTGGGCCAGAGAGGTTTGGGATCTCATCAAGCGTGATTGCTACGCGGAGGTATCCCCCAGCGGAAAAGGGTTCAAGGCACTGGTTGCTGGAGAAAAGCCGAAAGGATTCCGTTGCAGGAATATCATCGAAGGAACTCAGGCTATCGAGGTCTACGGCAAAAGTAGATTTTGGACAATCACAGGAGATGTGATTCCCAATGAAGGAAACTTCGGGAAAGACGATCCCGACATGCTACGCAATGCCGTTAAGGTTGCACTCAATCAAACCAACGAGCAACCTGAACCACAACAACAAACTGTCATGCCTTCAGGCCAGTCAAGTGTTGAGCGTGCAACCCTTTACCTCTCTAAGATTGGACCTATCTCTGAAGGAAGCAGGAACTCTTCACTGTTCGGGCTTGCTGGTCATTTGTTTTCCTTCGGCCTTGAATCTTCGATGGTGATTGCACTGCTTCAGCAGTGGCAACTTGCGAATGTCTCACCACCATTGACTCTCACTGAGGTCACAAGCTTGGTGAAGTCGTCAAACAAGAACGGCACGCCGAGGGAGCCAAAGGGTGAGTCAGAGTTCAGGTATGAGCCTATTGAGCACACTGATGAGATGGTGCTCGATGTTAGACAACTTTGGGAGTCTGCGCAGTCGAGAAAGAAGTATGAGCTCAAAGATGTAGACTTCTACGCACCTGGCTTAATCTCGGAGATCATGCAGCGTAATAAAGAGCTTGCTGAGTCATGGTTACCAGAGCTTGCGTTTGCTAGTGCTCTTGCAACCATGTCCGCTATCACCTGCGGAAAAGTCACTGCTGAAGGCACGCACCCAAACCTTTTCATGGTCGGCCTTGCACCATCGGGTGCAGGCAAAGACTTTGGCCGCAAGCTCACGCGGGACACCCTCTATCGTGCAGGTTTCTCTGATGTGCTAGGTGCCGAAGTGCTCTCTTCCGGCGAGGGGTTTGTGAAATCACTTGAGACTCAGAACGTGCAACTCTTCCAGCTTGATGAGATAGCAGAGATGTTCGGTGAGATGGGTGATGCTAATCATTACATGGCAAAGACCGGCAAACTTCTTAAGCAGGCTTATTCATCGTCCGGTGATCCAGAATGGAAACCCAATTGTCGCGCCGATGCAAAGAACAACATCATAGTGCGCGAACCGTTTCCGATCATCTACGGGACGACGACTCCTGATCTTTTCTATTCGCGGTTCTCTCCTGACAGCGTGAACGATGGACTGCTAGGTAGACTGCTGATATTCAGTCAGGAGAATTACGACATTTCACTCGGACGCATCTACCAGCAGATGACTGCAACCGAGAGCATCGTTGATAAAGCTAAAGCTTGGAACGATGCAAGTTCTCACGGCAATTTGCCTCCTGAGTCGTTTCCCGGCAATCGCCTGAACTGGACATTCAGTAAAGATTCAAAAAACGAATTGCTTGCTCTGTCTGATGAGATCAAACTCAACTCAACACGCGGGAAAGAAAACACAGGACTCTGGAGGCGTACCGCAGACAAAATCCAGAAACTTGCACTCCTCTTCGCGTGCTCACGGCTAGGACCAGTCCAAAACGGAGTCGTCGAGGTGGCCGATACCCTGCGTGCAATCCTCATCGTCAAACGCCTGACCTACCGAAGCATTCACAAGGTTCAAACAGAACTGGTGAAGTCACAAGCTGACGCAGATCGTCAAAAAGTGCTCACTGCACTGAAGAATCGCGGTGGTCGGATACCAAAAGGCCGAATTAGCGTTTATGACAAATTGTCTAAAAAGACCCGAAAGGATGTCATCGAGGATCTGCTTGAGTCAGATCGGATACGACTTGAGCAGGGTAAAGACGGCATTTTGTATTACGCATTGGTCAGTTGACAGCCACATGCTTGACACTTTGGGTCATCTGGCTAATATAGGTGCATCTCCTTGTGGTTGAGGATAGTCTGGCAGATGAGAGAGTGGTATGGAAAGGCGAGGGAAAGCCCCGGCACATCCGACCCTTGCGAAAATCGAGGGTCACTATAAAGAAAAAGCAAGAACAAGAATCTTGCCTATCGAAGCTATCGATGGTCGCCCCAAACCCTCTCTCGTCTGTCAGGCAGATGATCTGACTCTCCAGATATTTGAGGAAACCTGCGATTCTATGCAGAAGATGGGATGCCTCAGTGAACAGGATGGTCCCATCATCGAAACCTACGCATGTAACTATCGAGAGTTGCTGCTGTGCATCCAAGCCATGCGTAAAGACGGGATAGAAATCGAAAGCCAGCGAGGTGGTGGTAAGAGCACTGTCCACGCAGTGAATTATCATCGCTTTCTGGCGAATCACATGAAACTGCTGCAAGAGCTTGCACTGACTCCATCAGCGCGGACTCGCTTGGCTACACCACAGGGTCCGAAGCAGAGTGACAAGGTAGGCCAGTTGCTTGAAAAACTAGGCGGCAAGTAATGTCGTTTGATTTCGAGCACTACCAACCAATGGAAGAAATGGATCAGTACATTGAGGATGTGCTCTCTGGTGAGATCCGAAGTTGCAAGACAGTCAAAAATGCAGTCGAGCGTCACCTCCGTGATCTTGAAAAACAACGCACCGATGACTTCCCGTACTACTTTGACCGTGACTACGCAGAAGCAGTCGTTTCGTTTTTTCCGGTGATGATCAAACACTCTATCGGGCGTGATGTTGGTCAACCGTTGGTGCTCCAGCCTTGGCAAGTTTTTGCTGTTGCTTCAATCTTCGGATGGAAAAAAACATCAGATGACTGCCGCAGGTTTTCAAAGGCAATGGTTTCGCCTGCACGCAAGAATGGTAAGTCAACGCTTGCTGCTGCCATTGCATTGTTTGCTGGCTCGATGGATTACAACCCAGTTAGCAAAGGGTTTGAGAATGTAGCCCAGGTGCTTCTTGCAGCTACAAAAAAAGAACAAGCCAGTCGAGTTGTCTTTGCTGAAGCGTGTCGCATGCGTTCTCAGTCGGAAGAACTGTCTTCCATGAGCACGCTGAAGAACAACCAGATATTCTTCAAACACAACCAAGGCACAATCTTCTGCGTTGGCTCAGACAAACCACTCGATGGATTCTCGGCATCACTGACAGTCATCGATGAACTGGCAGCGTTCAGAAGTGATGGAGGTCAGAAAGCATTCGTCGAAACGATGTTGACACAAGGTGGTGCTAGGTCACAACCGTTGACTCTGTTCATCACCACAGCAGGCAACGACAACTCGTTTCTGTGGCTTGAGCAATACAACTACGGCAAAGGTGTAGTCTCTGGCGATTTCGACGATGAAAGCTACTTCTTTCTGAATTATGAACTCGATGAAGATGACGATGTCTACGATCCCGAAAACTGGATCAAAGCAAACCCGTGCCTCGGTGTGACCATCATGCCTGAGTACCTTGAAGACCAAGCCAAGCCTGCCAAGACAGATGTCATCGTTGAGCGTCGATTTAAGAAGTATCACTGCAACATCGTGACATCAAGCAACTCTGCTGCTTTCGACTTGGAACAGTGGGATGCTTGTGCAGGTGAGTTCTCAGACTGGGAAGATGCTGATGCAGTCGGTTGTGGCGTTGACCTCGGAGGACGCGACGACTTGGCCGCATTTGCACTGGTGGCTCGATTTGAAACCGGGGAGTTCACGCAGGTCGATGAACATGCACCTGAAGTCCCGATCTACCGATACGAGGCCAGAACGTGGCAATACATCTCGACCGACACAACGCGGGACATCACGCAAAGACCGTTTGCTGACTTCGTCGAGAATGACCTCATCAGAACGACCAGGTTCCCTACCAATGAGTTAGAAAGGGATTTGCTGAGAGCATGTCAGAAGTATCGATGTTATGATGTTGCCTACGATCCTTACAACTCTCAGAGCACAGCAGAAAGGCTAGAAACAGAAGGTCTTGAGCCGGCATCGATGACGCAGTCATGCAGGTATCAAAACGAACCAATTCAAGAATTGCGTGCATGCATTGCTGATGGCCGGTTTCTGCACGATGGCAACCCCTGCCTGAAGTGGATGATAGGCAATGCAGTGCTTGTTCATGACCGTCAAGACAGAGTGATGTTCGATAAAAAAGCTTCGGCTGAGAAAATTGACGGTGTTGTTGCCATGACGATGGCACTGGGACGCGCGATGCATGCATCATCCAAATCAAATGGCTACTTCACATATTAGGATCGAAACATGTTTATCAGCAAAGTAGGTGAGATGTTTGCTCAAGCAACGTCAAGCCTGAAAAACCCTTCAGACTGGCTTGTCCAGATGCTTGGTGGTGGTGAGTCCTCCAGTGGCATCCCCATCACCATGCGTAGCGTCTTAGGTATTCCAGAGGTGTTCAACGCGGTCAGCAAGATCAGCGGTCACTTGGCCCAAATGCCTATCACCTGCAAAGAGATGAAAGACGGCAAGGAGATGCCGTTCCCAAGTGACTTCGGGGCCAAGGCAATACGCAATCCAAATGAGTATTTCACCAAGTTCACGCTGATTGAAAAAGTCATGCTCGATGCACTTTTGTACGGAAACGGAAGAGCCTACATCGAGCGTAACAGTCTCGGCCAGCCGATTGGCCTGCTTCCTATTCAAGCAGAAGACACAACAACCGTTGTTGCAGAAGGTGAACGCTGGCATCTGGTCAGCATTGATGATGGAACTGCTGTAGGAACTCTCAAAGCAGAAACCGGCAGAGATCGAACGATGTATCGACTTCCTGACCGCGATGTGCTCGTCATCATGGGACTGTCTCGAAATGGTTGGTGGGGAGAAAGCCTGCTTGACATCATGCGTGATCAGTTTGGGCTTGCCATAGCTGGTGCTGAAGCATCTGGCTCGACGTTCAGAAATGCAGGGCGACCAGGTTTACTGCTGGAAGCACCACGCGGAGCTTTCCGAACTGCCAAAGAAGCTCAAGACTTTTTAGATCAGTTTAACGAGGCTCACGAAGGACTCGATAATACTGGCAAGACCGGAATGATCAGAGAAGGCATGAAGGCACAGGTCTTGCCTCATGACACTAACAGCACTGGGTACGTTTCTCAGCGTCAGTTCGGGCGTGAAAGCCAAGCTATCATCTTCCTGCTTGAGACAGTCCTCGGTGACAACTCAGGTGGATCTTACAAGTCTGTCACAGAGCGACAGTCAGCGTACCTGACTAATTGCCTCGGTCGATGGATTGCAAAGATTGAGAACGAATGTGATCTCAAGCTACTTAGCAAACGTCAGCGGTCAGCAGGTTCTTTCAGGTACTGCATGGACGCAAGAAGTATCTACAACAACAACCTTGAGTTCCTTGCAAGCTACACATCAACCCTGCGTCAACAAGGAGTGATCTCAGGTAACGAAGTGCGTGCGATTCATGGAATGAATCCAGTCGAAGGTCTGGACGAGGATTACTACGCAGGTAGCGGAAATATCCCACAAGACAACGACCTTGCAAAAGGTGGAGAAGAACCAGAAACTCAAATTGAGGAAGATCAAGATGAAACTTGAAACTAATCCAACAGCAAAAACCATCACCATGCGTGGTGGCATCGGTGACTTTGAAAACCATATTTCAGCAGATGACTTTTTGAGTGCTCTGTCTGAGCACGCAGGAGAAGATGTCACCATCTTGCTCGACAGCGAAGGTGGAAGCGTCACAGATGGATTGTCGATCTACAACGCAATTATGCAGTACAGTGGCAGCGTCACGGTTCATATTGACGCAATCTGTGCAAGCATTGCAACTGTCATTGCATGTGCTGCTGATCGCGTTGTCATGAACTCAAATGCAAAGTTCATGATTCATCGTGCTTGGACAGTCGCGATGGGAAACAGCGTTGAATTCCGAAGCATGGCTGACATCCTTGAATTGATGGATGCTGACATTGCCTCTGCCTACGGAGACAAAACCGATCTGCCTGAAGATGAACTGCTTGCAATGATGGAAGCAGAAACTTGGATGTCAGCAGAGCAGGCTTATGACCTTGGTTTCGTTGATGAGATCCACGAGATCAGTAGAAAAATGAAAGAACCTGAAAAGAAAGCTGAAGTCATCAGCCCGTTCTATGCAGCGGTTGCAGAGGCATCTGCACGCAGGATTCGCATGCGGTTGAAGTGTGATAATTGACAAAAATGTCAAAATAGAGTAAATAGGCAAAAGTGTGGACGGGCGCTACCGTCCGTTCAGCAATTTGAAAACAAGGATCAGAAATGAATCTGCACGATATTCAAAACAGGCTTGCTGAAATCTCGGTCGATGTGGAAGCATTGATCGAGGTTGCAGGCGACAGTCCATCCGCAGAGCATCAGGAGCAAATTCTTGCACTCAACAAAGAGGCGCAGGAGCTTGAAGCAAAGCACGATGAGGCAAAGAAATTTGAGAAAGCGAAAGCTGAGATTGTTGCACGGCGCAAGCTTGCAGCGGAGGCAGCGGACGCTCCTGCGGCTGGTGTTCAGCCGAGTGTTTCGGAAGACCTCCCCAAGGAAAACAACAAAATGGCAATTCCAGCCAAAGCACGGTACGCAAAATCACGGCATTTCGATAACAACGAAGATGCTTACGAAGCTGGCATGTTTCTCGCAGCAATCGGCGGAAACAAAAAGGCTCAGGACTTCATGGCCGCTCAGTCGCTGACTGACAACAAAGGCGGTTTTTCTGTTCCCCAGCCGTTGTCGGATCAACTCATCAACCTCGTTGAAGAGTACGGTCACGCACGGCAAAGTTGCCGTCGCGTTGTCATGGGAGCTTCGACTTGGAGCGTTCCAAAAATCAGTGGACACTCGGTCGTTTATTACCCAGCTGAGGCTGCGGCAATCACTGAGTCCGATTTGACCTTCAGCCAGATCACGCTGACCGCCAAGAAAATGGCCGGTCTTGTCAAGATGTCATCTGAGATCGCTGAAGACAGCATCATCTCGATGCTTGACACTGTTGTTGATGACTTAGCTTGGGGCTTTAGCAAGGCTGAAGACGACAATCTGTTCACTGGTGGCTCCATCTACACAGGTGGTATCGAAGGTGATGCAAATGTTGCAGACACCAACGTGGCATCAGTTGGAGCACTCGCTCTTACTGACCTCACCGCAATGGTGGTTGCCAGTGGTCAAGAGCGTGGGCTGAATCCTAAGTTCTACATGAATCCAACTCTGTGGAACGGTCAGGTTCGCGACTTGCTCAACGCTGCTGGTGGAAACGCCAGTGCAGACGTTGCTGCTGGAGTCCAGCGAAGTCTCTTCGGTTACGAGGTTGTTCTTTGCAACGCCATTCCTGGTGCTTCTGCATCGACCTCCGGTGACTTGCTCGCAGTCTTCGGTGACCTCAGCGTTTCTCACTACTTCGGTGATCGTCGTCAGTTGAGCTTCAAAGTGCTCGACCAGCTGTTTGCAGTCAATGACCAAATCGGTGTGGTTTGTACAAGCCGCATTGATATTGCTGCGGCTGCACCTGAGGTTCTCTCCAAGATCACCATTACTTGATCATGAGAGTTAAAATCTTAAAGCCCTGCCTTGGTCATCAAGTCGGGGCCGTGGTGGTCATTAGCAACATTGGTGTTGCGAAGACTCTGATATCATTTGGCAATTGCGTGGAAGTCAAAGATGACGACAAACTGGACTCTGATCCGAACGTCAGCACCAAGCGTGCTGCCGGTAAGTCTAAGCGAAGTAAAGTCTCATCTAAGACTAAGCTCAAGTGATACCACTCATGACGCTAATCTCACGCTGCTAATCGAAGCAGCGGTTGAGCGTCTTGAGCAAGACCTGGACCGACAGGTCATAACAGCAGACTTTCGCGTGACCCGGTTTAACTGGGGAGGCGATACTGCTGAGGTCAAACTAAACAAAAAAGCAGTGTGCTCAATCACAACTGTAAAGTACGTCGATGTTGATGGTAACACTGTCACTCTTGACAGCGACGACTACATCTTCGACAAGGGAAGGTGTAGCATCTTCCCAGCAGCAGGCACAACGTGGCCTGAAGTCCTTGCAGACGACCCCAACGGTGTTGTAATCGACTTTTGTGCTGGATACGGACCAAGTGCCGACTGCGTGCCGAGGCTCTTTAAAACAGCAATCATGCTTGGTGTAGGCAAGTGGTTTTTTGATCCTGCTCAAGAGGGATCTGCACTTCATAGCCAAGAGGTTGCTTACGAGCGTATTGTTGCTCTTCTCGCGAGGTCGTCCTATCCATGAGTATCAGAAAGAGGATTGGATTCAGACGACATTCGGCAACATTTTATCGGCATGATGGATCGGTTGATGCCTATGGTCAACCAACATACGCGGATGATAGCTCGTGGAGTATTGTAACCGCAGGATGGCCCTGCGAGCTCGTCACGACAGTCGGAGGTGAAGTTCTTCGTGGGAGAATGGTGACTGAGAAGACAACTCACGTTGCGTTTGGCGAGTTCTTTGGAATCGGGGAGATCACTGTCAAAGACAGATGCGTCATCGATGGCATTAAGTACGGAATCACAAACACATCAGATCCAGATGGGATCAGCATGGAGATCCGCGTAGAACTCAGAGGTGAAAACAACTCATGAGCTACGCGAAACGTGCTGCACAAGCTGCAAGAGAAATTATAAGCCAAAAGCCAGGACGCAAGGGAAAGCACGGTGTTGTTATAAACATCTTGTCTAACGACAAAGAAATTAAGCAGATGATTGACCATTTGCCGAAAGAGCTTCATCGCAGAGTTATGACCGCAGCGGTCAAAGCAGCGGCTGAGATTGTTGAAACAGAAGCGTCAGTGCAAATATCAATCGTCGGAAGACGCAACATTCCCTACACAGGGAAGCTTGGAAACTCACGCAAGACAGGCACGCGAGAATTGTGGTCAAAGAAAATGGCCGCGAGCAGAGTTGGTCCTACCGGAAATGACATGAGCAAAGCGGTCACACGCAAGACTCTCAAGTACAGAAAACGAGCACCTAGCACAGCAATCGTCGGAACTGATTATTACCAGTACAACTTTGGTCACATTCATGAGCCGCGAGTCGGAGAAGGCCCAGCAAGACATGTAATGTGGGGCCGCGATAGCGGAAAAATGCACATGCAACGCCCGTGGCTTGCTCCTGCTGCAAAGTCAACCATTATGCTTCAGCGTCAGGCAATGATTCGGATTATCAAAGCACGCATGAAAAGGTATCTGAAACCATGAGCGTTGCGACCGCAGTTCGACAAATCATTGCTGACGATGCAACCGTGACATCTCTGGCAGGAAATCGAGTCACTGTTGACTTCATTCCTGAAGAATCAGTCATGCCTGCATTGCTGCTATATATCGTGTCAGAAGACGCTGAAGACTGCCTAAGTGGGTTTGTTGGATTTGAAACTGCAAAAATTAGAGTAGAATGCTACGGTGAAACACGCAGTCAAGCTGATGCACTCCACGCAGCAGCAAGGGCAGCACTCAACGGTGAACGCGGAGTTTATGACAACACGTTTATCAAAGGCATCGGTCAGGACACTGGCCGAGTGTACTTAGTCGATAAACCAAACGACGGGACAGACCATTGGCTGTTTCGCACAATTCAAACTTTTGAAATCTCTTACAACTCATTTTAGAGAAGAAGAAATATGACATACCAAGGAATGACAGGACAAGGGACCACCGCAGTTCTCACTGCTGGTGCGATTGTCGGATGTGTGCGCAGTTTGACGTTACCTGAAATAACGATGGACAAGATTGATGCTTCGTGTCTGGCAACTGTCGGTTTTATGAAGTACATTCCAGGTGACCTTAGCGATCCCGGCGAATGTCAAATGGAAATCATCTTTGATCCAACATTTGACTTTTTTGACAATCCATCCGATGCACAAGATGTTGATGGGGTAGTAGGAAACATTGATACCTTGACGATCACTTTTCCGATTGGTCACGCGGGGAACACTACTAACGCGACCTTGACTGGCACGGGATTCATCACGAATTACTCGCTGCCAGACTTGAGCAATGGTACACTGGCTGTTGTGAATGTCACATTCGCGTATGACGGTGACACAGGTCCAGCATTTAGTCCAGAGGCAGCATAATCATGAAAGTCGAACTTCTACCGTGCGAGGCAAAGAACCTTGCCACAGGTCAGAAAGATGTGTTCAAGCAGTACAGGGTCGTCGTTGATGGCACTTTGGTTGGATACAAATCTTGGAACTTTGGAAGTTCGATTTGTTTTGTCGGAAGAGTCTCACCAGTTGACAAATCTTTGATCGAAGAGCAAGTTAATGCTATTCTTGGCGATGACGCAAAAAGCGTCATGCCACCTGAGCATGACGCATCCGATCTTCCTGAAGAGGACTACCACGATGACTTCCCTGACGAAACAGTTACTGCTTGATCACTGCAAGATTGAGGTCAAAGAGGTAAACATCGAAGGACTTGGCGTCTTGTACGTCAAGCCTTCGACAGAGCTCCAGAGATCCAAACGCATTGCAGACATGTTTGACAAGAATGGCAATTTGACCAACGAGTCAAAGCAAAGACGCAGGGTGAATTTGATCATTGATCACATCTGCGACAAAGATGGAAACGCAATGTTCAACGAAGGCGACTCAAAGGATTTGCTTGCACTTGATGGAAGCAAACTCGATCCGTTCATTGAGGCAGTCATGCTCATCAATGGAGAGCTTGAGGGAAACGACGAGGCCGAGTAGATCGGCTTGTAAAGCACTTCGACAAAAACTTCCGATTGCGATGGGTGTTCAAGATTTGCCAAAAGCTTGGCATCGATGACCCCTGCCATTGGATGAACACAGTCAGTCCTCTCTTGGTCGATCAATGGATCGCATTTGAAGTCGCGGAACAGCAGACGACATCATCGTCTGAAATGTTAGATCCCGACGAAGCACTACAGAGGTTGACAAATGGCCGCAAATAATGTCCGCATCGGAGCTCTCCGATATGACATCATCGCAGACAGTACTTTGTTCTCGCGAGGTGTTGATAAAGCTGCAAAAATGAGCAGGAAGCTTGCCAAGGACATTGCTGTCACACGCACGCCTTTGGAGAGATACACGAAAGAAATAATGCAGGCTAACCGCGCCATGAAAGCGGGGTTGCTTGATCAAAAAGCTTACTTGCACGCAAAGAACAGGCTCAAAAGACAGTATTACGAAGAGACTGCTTTACTGAAAAAAAATTCACATGCGTTGCTTTTAAACACAAAAGCAAAAAATGCCAATACTGCTGCATCCTCTCGGATGAACCTAGCAAACATCGGAGGTGCTGCTGCGTCGATGTTTGGTGGTCGAGGTGGTGCTGCTGTTGGTCGAGGCATCGGAATTGGTGCAATGGCCGGAGGTCCAGCAGGCATTGGTTTAGCAGCAGCATTCGGAGGTGCTTATGCAACTGCAAGGATGATGGAAGAGTTCGGTGATCTTCAAGAGGCAGCAACCGACCTAAAAGTCTTTTTGGGAGAAGAGTTTGGGGAAGAGTCTGCAAATGCGTTCCGCAAGATTGCACGCGAATCATCCCTGACCACAAAAGGACTTATCAAGAACGCAAGGGTCTGGGCGTCCTACGGTCTTGAGACCGAAAACATTGTAGACATGGTCGAGAGACTTGGCATCGCGGCAGGGGGCGAACGAGAGGCGTTTGACAACCTCACGCGAGCAATGGCTCAGGTTAATGCTGCTGGCAAGCTGATGGGTCAAGAGAAGAACCAGTTAATCAATGCTGGATTCTCTCTGAAGATCATTGCTGACGAAGCTGGCGTCAGCATGACCAACTTTTCCAAGGCAATGGAAGAAGGTGCAATTAGTGCAAAGCATGTTAACGATGCACTCATCAAAGCAACTAGCGAAGGTGGTTTGTACTTTGGTCGTCTTGAAAAGAAGTCAAAAACTCTCAATGGTCAACTAGATTTGCTGACAAACAACTTTAATGACTTGTTTGCAAATCTTGGAGAAAGTGGCGAAGGTGGTTTTTCTGTTCTTTTGAAAAGCTTAAATGAAGTTCTTTCAGAAGCTAGTAGCGTTATATCTCAAGCAAATGAGCTTGAAAAATCAAGACAAGAAACATTAAGGCTAAGAAAACTTCTGGAACCAAGCGAGCAACAACAAGAAGGCACTGGCCGAGGAATTTCATCAAGTTTTTTGCCAGGTTCAGTCGGCACAAATGAATTTACAAGAGCATTTAGCGAAGGCATGGGTGCTTATTTTGACCCAGATGTGCCGTGGTACATGAGTTCTTTGGTTAGCCTTAAGCGATTTTGGTCTGAGTTAGTAAAGTCTGAGCAAGAGGCTTATTTAGAATCACAGCAAGAACTGCAGCAACAGAGAGAAGAGCAAGCTAGGATAGAAGCAAAATTGGAGAAAAAAGGGATTGAGCTTCCATCGCCAGTCGCAGGAACAGGTGGAGACCCCAATGTTCTTACAGGTACGACAGCAGAAAACTTAGCAGAGGCAGCAAAGCAAGCAGCGGGGCTTCCCGGTAACCTTGGGCCTGGAACAATCGACGAATACAACTTTATTCGCGACAAGATGATGGAAGACCGCAACCTTGCAATGAAGAGTCTTGCAGAGCAAAAAGAGCAGACCAGGCAGTTGCAAATCATGAACGGTGAAAAGGCAGGTCACCGAACAAACCGAAGACACCATCCATCAAGACAAGCACTAAGAACGCGATTGGGCATGGACCCTCAGTCAATGATGCCAATGCCTTTCCCTATCACAGGCTATGAGCCACTTGGGGAAGGTGGCGTACCTGCTTCTCAATATGGAATGTCTGCCACAGAGCAAGTCAAATCAGATTATCGTAAAAGACAACGAGAAATCTATGACAAGTGGAAGATGACAGATGCTGTGCAGACCTCAGAAGGTTCTTACGGAACAACCCTAAGCGAATCGGAGCGTCGAGGCTATGAAGAAGAAGCTGGTGAGTTAAGGAGACAGTACAAAAAAGACTTGGCAAAAGCCAAGGAGCAAGATGAGACAACAAAAGACTGGGCCGAGTTCATGGCAAGCAGTTTTAAAGAAACAATTAAAGAGCAGACCAGAGAGTTAACTGGCGGCGAAGATAAGCAACTCCAAGGAGTAGACTGAAGTGACAGCTTTTACTGATTTTACTCAAACGATCTGCGAGCTAAGAGATGGCAAGTCAGGTGCAACGAGGCACAACGCTGATAGCTTAAAAATGACTGCAAGCGTTTCGTATCAGGTCATTGTTGACAAGGCGAGAGTTGGGGGAGGCGCAGATATTACGCCTGCTGACATAAGCACTGATCACATTAGGTCTCTGGCCGGGTTGCCAGAGGTCAATGTCACAACCTACGAGTATTCTGGACTCATCAATCCGTATCTTGTTTGCATCTCCAAGAATGTCACAAGAGACACAACCAATGGATTGAAGTTCATTGTCGATTGCAGTTTTGAAAGTCCAGATCCAATTAAGTCTGAGCAACAACCGCAATCACCTCCTGCAAACTTAAGTGACATCACACCAAGTGTTGCCAGTCAAATCACAAGTCAACTTCGGCCAATGTGGTCCGATAAAGATGACAAGCAATGCTGGAGGCTTCCATTCACAGGCACTCCATTTACAAACCCTATTGTTGAAACTGTTCCTGTTCTGACGATCATCGTGACTCAGTACGAAACGTCAATTGATTTTGCAACAATGCTTGCCAGAAGCTACAAACTGAACTCAGCAGCGTACAGAAATCAAGTTCAAGATTCTTGGATGATTGGCGCAGTCAAAGCATCTGAAGTGAAGGTAAGGCTTGCATCAGGAGTAGTTACTGCAGCAAAAGTCACTTATCCGATTACTTTTGCTGCAAATAAGTTTAAGGTTGTCGTAAACAACGAGCCACAAGGAGAGACAGCAAATCAGATTTTTGAATACGGTCACCTTCAGGCAAGACCTTTGGTTGATGATCACTATATTTTTGACACAGGCAGTGGATCTGGAGACACTCGATTTCAATTGAAACCAATAATTCATCCAAAGACAAAAGAGCCGACGACTGGCTACATTTACGAAGCAAGTGGAAAAGTAAGAGAACCCTCAGCAGTCGGCGCAGCAGACGACCGACCTTCGTATATGTTTTTCCGAAGTCAGGACAGGATTGATTTCTCAACATTTTTGCAGGTTTAGAAAATGACTGTCTTTGGATTTAATAATCGTCGTGATGCGGAGAAATTATCAGAGTTCTCAAAGACGATGGACTTTGAGAGAGGACGCAAGATTGGTGCTCCTGGTGGCCTTGAGACAATACTTGTCAAAGCACCTTCTGATGGCATTGATGCCAAAGCATCTGGGCAATGCTCAAGTGCTCAATGCTTTGTTGTTCACATCACCGAGGATGGTGATGTCGAGGACAATACAGAAGAAGTTGAGGTCTGGAACTTTACCGAGGAAGACGTTGAGGCAGACGCTTACATTAGTTGTTTTCGGTTTCGGGAGAGTTGGGTTTTTGATGCTACATCTGGATCAAGCCTAAAGCAGTTGACGGCAACTTCAGCAATCACTGCTGCAAGCGGCTTGACATTTGGCACAGGGACAGCAGATTTGTTGCAGATAAATTCTGCTGGGACTGCCTACGAGACAGCAGGGCTCGCAGATGTGGACATTATCAACCCTTGGGAGGAATCAATTGCATCCGGTGCAATGTTGACCTGCTACAAAGACGGTGCAAAATATGTCATCGTTCAAGTTTCTTGCCCAGCTTAGGAAGAACAGATGACAAACGGAATGAGATGGATGGGTGCTCGATGCCCGTCTTGTGGGTGTAATGGCATTCCTCCGATTACCTATGCGAGTTGCTGCCGGTGCAACCCACCATCGCAAATAGTCGTTACAAGCCTGCTGTACCCAGTGACTCAATACACAACTACTGGCCCATACGTTTGGCAATCGGCAGAGTTGATTGCATCAAACATGACACTTTCAACATCAGGACTGCCAACAGGTTGTTACCAGTACAAAGATTTTGTGGTTGGTGATGGATGGGACACAGGTCAACCGATTGGAGCGTATGACTATTTAAACGAAAACGCTTGGTATTCCTATGTAAATGGAACCCAATACAACGACAATCAAGTGACTCCTTGGGAGTTAAACGTCTATTTTACTTGCAATAACAATTCAACAACAATGCGTGTTGAGTTTGGGGATGCAGGAGCACAAGAAGTATTTACCAGCACACTTTCTGCTAGTACCTCTATACCAACGCAAGAGTCTTTGTGCGAAACAGACAGCATTGTGTCAGGCACAACCTCAAACTTGCAATACTACAAAAAACTGACGTTTACTACTGTTAAAGACTTCAATATTTGTGACTGGCACGGCAATTATACTGGTTGCGACATGTCAAACATGACACTCACGAATGGAGTTAAAACACTCAGCGGAAATAATGATGGGAATCAAAACGGATCTAGCAGTTGGACATCGGGAGGAATGTCGGGAGACTACATTGTTGTTCCCAATGATGCAGGTAGCGACTGGCGATTCGGCAAACCAAGCGTTTTAGCAAACGGAAGCAACAGAATAGCGTTATACAATCAGTTTGGGGTCGTTGTTGCAAACTACGAAATGAATGCATGTGAAGGCAACACAACTTGGACAAACATAGGAAACAGTGCTGATGTTTTTACTTTTACAATAAGCGGAGGAAGACATTGCAATGACATCTAATGGCGTAGGACATGAGCTTGGTTTGTTGATCCCAAAATGGGTTGTTCAGTCAAATAGTCAGTGCAAATGCTCTGACATGGCAACAAAAATGGACAGATACGGCATTGTGTGGTGCGAAGACAACAAAAACACAATCGTTGCACACTTGATGTCTCAGTCAGAGCACCTCATCCCAGCGTTCAAGCTCGTTCCAAAGACAATGAAGAAACTGGTTGCCGAGCAACTTGTCAACAAGGCAATTGAGAACGCTAAGAAAGCTACCTAAGCCTGCGTCCATATTTGTTCTTCTTTGGCATCGGTTCAAAGTAAGGTACACCGTCAATCACTACACCACATGAGATGATTGGTTTCTGTGCGAACGATGCACCGTAGGCCATGACAGCGTGTTTATGATCGATCCCACATCCGACAGACATGCCCCAGTAGCGTGAATTGTTGTTGCATCCCCAGGTGACACCTCCAGCAGTGTGGTGATGTCCGATGGCTGATGATGTCCAGTCTGCTTCTGCTTTAGCAATTGCAGGAGTCTTGCCTCCGCGTCCTTGGTCACCGTGAAAGACTTGATAGTCGTCAATCTGCAACTTGTGATATCTGGGGTAGAACTTCCAATCGATGCCCCATATTTCAGCCTGCTTTCTCAGCAGTGAAGGGTCGAGGCCAACTGCCTTCATTTTTCGTGCAAGGTTAGCGTCATGGTTACCAGTCATGACTTCAACATCTTTGCCAAAGATGCTCTGCATGTGCTGTATCTGGTCCCTTGCAGCTTCCATCTCACCGACGATGTCAGTAAAGCCAATCTCAGAATCGTGAAAGCTTGCACTGTGATGATCAGCAAGGTCACCAATGTGAATTATGCGGTTGACCTGCCACTGCTCGAAAATGCTCATGCACCACTCTGCATACCCTTTTAGCATCACCGGACAGTGACTATCTCCGATTATTCCAACTCGATTTGACTTGCTCATCCTTGGCTTTCAAAAAAGTGTATTCGGACGTAGGGTCCGTTCTCCTTGTCGTCTGCATCTTGAACTCCGAGACACCATGCAACGTGCTTTGCGTTGTCGTCTTGCAAAATGCCATAGGTCACCAGAGAATCAACAAGTTCCTTGGCTCCACGCAAAGTAGAATCGTGATCCCAAAGACGCTGGCGTTTGCCGAGCACTCTTTCAATAACCAACCCAACAGGCTGGGCTAGAACGTCCTCTAAAAGCACCTCATGATAGAACTGCCCAAGGGTCATCTCGATGCCTTGGGCCGTTACAACACGCCCCTGCGGGATGGCAGCAAGCCATTGCTGCTTTTCACGATGTGCTGCAGAAAAGTGCTTTGTGCGTCCAGTGTTGCCGTTTTTTAACTCTTTTTGCAGAGTTAGCGTAAAGAGCTTGTCATTCACCGAGATCGAAAAATCTTGAAATGCCATCTTGACCTTGATCTCAAAACGCGATTAGAATCGGAAAGCAGCAGCAAGGATATAGCAAAAATGGAGGGAAAAAGCAACTATTTAAATGTCTCGCTGACTTGCGAAACATGCTTCCAATTTGTTGTTTGGCTCAGGGAAGCAGCAGACGATTGCAACGACAAAAGTCGTGCATTCAATCTGCGTCGAGCCGCAGGGTTGATATCAAATCACTTTAGGACTGACTACTTGAGTCCGTTTGTAAATACCAAGGGGCTCGATAAGCACGACCTGCTGCCAGTGTTTTCTCGCGCAGACGTAGAAATGTGCGACGAGAAGATATCAATCGACTTGATCATTATTTGCGACGATGGAAACGGGTACAGCCTGATGGAGGCCCGCGGAGTTTACGAAATCTTTACACCACAAGAACTGGCCGAGAGGTCACTGAAAGCAAGGAGAAGAAGAGAAAATGAGCCTACTTGAGAAAGTAAAAAGAGGTAAGGTTGCCAAGCCAAGACGCATTTGTGTCTACGGATCTCACGGCGTCGGCAAGACAACCTGGGCCTCGCGTTTCCCTGACGCACTCGTCATTGCGACCGAAGATGGCTCAGGCGACATTGACGTAGCAAGACTGTCTGTTGACAGCGCGTTGGAAGTTTTGCAAGCTGCAAACGAAGCGTCTACTTCGGAGTTCAAGACAATTATCATCGACTCGATTGATTGGTTTGAAAAATTTGTCGAAGATGCTTTGCATGCTGAAGGCTTTCAACAAGACTTTGGAAAAGGCACTGTCGAGGTTGCAAGAAGGATTGGAAAGTTATTCGAGCAACTTGACTTGTGCATCGAAAATGGAAAAACTGTGATTCTGATTGCACATGAAGAGACAAAAAAAGTCGAGTCTGTGTCAGGTGCATCGTGGGATCGCGTTCAGCCAAAGTTAAGCAAGAAAGCCTGTGGGCGTTTGCTTGAGTGGGCAGACGAGGTGCTACACGCTGAGATCGAAACTTTCGTCAGTAGCAAAGACGAAGGGTTTGGTCGCGAGCGTGGAATAGCGACAACTTCGGGTAGAAGAATTTTGAAGTCGGATTCTCATCCGAGTTATGTCAGCAAACGAAGGATCACGCTTGCAGACAAGATTGACATGAATGATCCAGTGGACTGTTTTTTAACCTCAACTACAAAGTAGTAACATGGCAGAATTTAGTTTTGATAACAACCAAGTAGAAGCAGCAGATGAGTACCAGCAGATCCCTGCCGGTAGGTACACGATGGTCGTCACTGAGACTGATTTGATGCTGACCAAAAAAGCCAAGGAAGCAAACGATCCTAAGCTTGGTCAGTACATTCGCGTCAAGTTTCAAATTGTTTCCGGCGAGTTTCAGAACCGCGTGATCTTTCAAAATTTCAACGTCGTCAACGCGAATCCGAAGGCAGTTGAGATCGGCCATCAGCAGTTTAGAAATTTGCTTGAGTGTTGCGGAATCACGAAGATTACCGACACTTCTGAGATCCATCAGAAGGTTGTGATTGCAGACATCAAGAACACTCCTGACACAGGATACGGAGTCGGTGTTGATGTTAAACGCTACTACCCTGTCTCAAAGACCCAGACGACCACTGTCGAGTCTGCTGTGACTGAGCCTACGGGTCCAGTTGCATTTTAAAACTTCTGCTGACGTTCAGCAGGAGCGTGTGCAGAAAATCCACCCATCTCGCGAGGGTGGTCGCTTTGAGCACGGCGTTGATGTGCTCTTTTTTTATGCTCGCATGAGTGGTCACTGGTCATCACACAAAAGAAAGGGAACTGATACCGTGGAAAGTTCAACATTCCCTGACCAGTCAGGTTCGATTCCTGATGCGGGTACTCTTGCTGTCGGCAGTCTTTTTAGTGGCATCGGCGGTTTTGAACTTGGGTTTGAAGCAACGGGTCGTTTTGAAACACGGTGGCAAGTCGAGTGCGATCCATACGCAACAAAGGTGCTTGAAAAGCATTGGCCTGATGTGCAGCGTCACGATGATGTTTGCACCTGGCCGAACGAAACGACTGAGCGGGTGGATGTGCTGATCGGTGGTTTTCCATGTCAAGACATTAGTTACGCAGGTAAGGGAGCAGGGTTAGATGGCGAAAGATCAGGACTCTTCTATGAGTTCATGCGAATCGTTCGCTTGGTGGGACCAAAATACGTTGTCCTTGAGAACGTGGCAGCGCTCTTTACTAGAGGGATGGATCAGGTACTCGGAACGCTTGCCTCGCATGGGTACGATGCGGAGTGGGAAGTTGTATCAGCGGCCTCCGTGGGTGCGCCGCACAGACGCGACCGAGTGTTTATCATTGGATGCGTGGCCGACTCCCTCAGCGCAGGAACCGGGGATCAAAACGGAACGACTGGTAGACAAAAACGGAAATCAGCCAACGCATTCAAACCAGCGACTTTACGACAAGGAGACTGGGAGACTTTGCCAGAAGGGACTGACGCAAGCAGTGCAGATTGCGGCACTCTGGCCGACTCCGACGACAAGCAATGCAAAGGGTGCGAGCAAGAAACGCTACGCGGGAAGTCCAGAATATCGCGGGAATCTAGACGAAGCGGTGAGAACCAACGAACAAAGTGGGCAACTGAACCCAGTGTGGGTGGAACAATAAATGGGATTTCCAGAGAATTGGACGAAGGTCTGACAAATGAAGAGAAAGAAAGAGCAGGAGAAATCTTGCGAGTGGTGCGGGGAATTTATGATGAGGAAGAGATACGGGACGCGGCTAGAAGACTTGACAGTGTTTCAGAAACGCAGGTTCTGCTCTCTATCATGTGCGAATTCTCGGAGACAGAAAACCAACGATGGGTGGAGATGGCAAGCAAGGAAGCAAAAGAAAGGACTTTGCGAGAACTGTGGAAGCGAATCGAATCTGCATGTACACCATTGCAATCACAACATAAAAGACAACTCTCTTGGAAACTTGCAGACGCTTTGCGGAAGTTGTCATGCAATACACCATCACAATTCCCGCAGATGTGGAAACGCGGTCAGTGGGAGGATGGGACACCAAGAGTAGCTAGTGGAATTCCGAATCGAGCACACAGACTTAGATGCCTAGGCAACGCCATTGTTCCTCAAGTTGCACAAGTTGTTGCTGAACGACTACTCGAAATACATGATCAAAACAATTAACCACAAGGAAGAATAATGAAACCAACATACGAATATACCCTGCGTGAATACCAACAAGATGCAGTCAACGGCTTTTGGAACTATGTACGAAAATCTGAAGGCAACCCTGTCCTCATCCTTCCGACTGCTGCTGGCAAGTCAGTCATCATTGCTGACATCTGCAAGGGACTCGTTGCAGTCGGATATCGGGGGTTGGTGATATGCAGGCAAAAGGAACTTGTCCAGCAAAACCTTGCTGCTCTCAATCGTTTCTGTCCTGATGTCGATGCAGGTATCTATTGTGCGGGACTTGGAAGAAAGCAAACTGACAAAGACATCATCTTTGGGACCATTCAGTCACTGTCAGGTCATGCAGACATCTTTGGGGCAAGGCAATTGACTATCATCGACGAGGCTCATCAAGTCTCTTCAAACGAGAATACTCAGTATGCGAGGTTCCTTGCTGATCTCAAGACCTACAACCCTAAGACAAGGACACTAGGATTGACTGCGACCCCGTTCAGACTCGATTGTGGACCCATCGTCGGACCAGATCAGATGTTCGACGGGACTGCCTACGAGGTCACTGTAAAGCGTATGCTCGATGGTGGATACATTTGTCCTGTCAGGACTGCAAGCGTCTCTACCGTCGATACAAGCAGCGTGCGTCGATCTGGATGGGACTTCAACCTCTCGGAGCTTGCGAGCACCTTTGAGGCGACCGTCGAGGCAAATGCCGATGAGATCATTTCTGTTGCCAACGCGGAGGATCGCAAGAAGTGCTTGTGCTTCACAACCAGCGTTAAGCATGCAGAAGACCTGGCTGAAATCATCGAGCAGAAGACTGGTGAGCGTACTGCTGTTGTGACGGGTGACACTCTCCCGATTCTGCGTGAGACAAGCCTTGAGAACTTCAAGACAGGTGCTCTTAGATGGCTTGTCAACTGCTCAGTGCTGACGACTGGCTTTGATGCTCCGAGAACCGATCTGATTGCTCTCTGCCGCGCGACACTCAGCCCCGGCTTGTTTGCTCAGATGGTAGGAAGAGGGCTAAGACTAGCCGAAGGAAAGACAGAGTGCCTCGTCTTAGACTTTGGTGGCAACACGCGGAGGCACGGTGCGATAGACGATCCTGAGTTCGGGATCGGTTCGGTGCGTGGATCTTCAGGCGAACCAGGCGAAGCACCGACCAAAGAGTGTCCAGCTTGTCAGGCTGTAGTTGCCAGCGGAACACGATACTGCGAATGTGGATTCCGGTTTGAGTTTGAGTCTAACGTCGATAAAAAAGCAGACGGTCTTGCTCAGATCATGCAGGCAGGCAACGAACCGAAATGGTATGAAGTCGTTGACGTTGATTACTTCATTCACACTCCTAAAGATGAGGACAAAGAACAGTCCATGCGTGTTCAGTACACGGTTGAGCCTCTTGATGACGAGTCGCGAGATGGCAACCTGTCTACGCGCAGATTCAACGAATGGATATGTCTTGCACATGCAGGTTTTCCGAGGCAGAAGGCAGTGAGGTGGTGGATGGCACGAAGCAGGAATGAGCCACCAATCACCATCTTTGAAGGCGTCGAACTTGCTGAGAAAGGTTGCCTTTGCGTACCGACAGAAATCAAGGTGAAGCCGGACGGGAAGTACCACAGGATTACCGACTACAAACTCACTGAAAAGCCTGAGTTTGTTCACTTGGAGGAAGATGACTGTCCTTTCTGAGAATTGACAAATTTTGCATTTTTTGCTATGGTTTTTCTGCGTGGTAGAGCAAGTTGGTTGACTGCGAAACAGAAAGCGTGACCTTACTCGTCCACGCTTTTTGCAGTCAATAAAACGTGGGAAAATCATGAAAAACGTCGATTTGCTTAAACAAAAGATTCAGTCTGCTCAGTGCAGAATTGAAAAGCTCGTCGGCAAGACTTCGGCCAATTTGATGGTGAAAAATGCTCTTGCGAAAGAATGCTCGCGAAAAGATTCGGGAAATCGCGAGGCAGGAATATCTAATCGCGTGCGCGATGCACGACTTCTACACCGAGAAAGCAACCATCTCTCGGATTGCTCGCAAGAATGCAGTGAAAAGACTGCGTGACTCTCCAGAATACGGTGGTATTCTTAACGCATTGCTGTTGAGCATCGCAACAAAGCTTTTAACGCAGATCATTGAGCAGTGGATTGACGAAAACCTAAGCGGCGAAGAAGTTCAGTCAGGATATCAAGCAGGGGAACCAGGTTATGAATGAGCTACGAAGCAACAAATCGTTTCAGTTCATCTGCGGCGTGGGAACCTTGGCATTGGTGTATTACATGTACACCAATGGGGTCTTTGCGTTTTTGCTTGACGATGAGCCTTCTGAAGGCATGGAGAGCGTATCGCTAGCAACGCTTGTGCTGACGAGCTTAGTTAGTGCGGTTCAGTTCGTTGGCATCATCAGCATTCTGATAGTCTCAAACGTCCTGAAGCCTCTGGCCGAGTGGACGGTCGATGCAGTGAGAGAAAAGTTCCCAAAGGTTGACGCAGTTGCTGACAAAATTGAGGATGCAATTGATGTCGAAAAGCTAACCAGCGTGCTCAATGACCTTGACGAGCGTCTGCGCAAAGTGGAAGGGAGCGAGGATGATTGACATTCAAAAGAAATCGTCTGCACCTTCTCAGCAAGAGAGCAAATTGCCCGTCATGCTTTTTGCTGCTCTTTGCTTCGTTGTATGGGACTCAGGGTACTACAAAAATTGGTTGCCATCACAAGATCGCGAAGAGCAGGCGATTGAAGTGAGCTCTGCATTGCTGATCAAGTCGCCTGACATGACCGTTGACCAGCAGTACACAGCGTCCAGTCCAGTGCTTGATGAGATTGCCGACCAGCGTGGTATCAAGTTTCGAGTGATCGACGATGCACCGGGTGAGATATCTGGAGCACCTGAGTGGTTGCAGAAGCTTTTTCTTAAGCATGAGTCTGAGTCGCCTTGCATTGCAGTCATGGATGAATCTGGTAATTCAAAGTCGTTTGATGCACCTTCTTCAGTTGCAGACTTCCGCGAGAGGATTGGTGCAAGGTGAGCGAGTTCGGAACAGGCTTTATCGACAGGGACTTTGAAGCTCAACCGTTTGCATCGGTCGTTCCAGAATACTCAGGCGAGAAGTATCCGCGTGATGTCTGGCGTGACATGATTCGCGAGCAGGACAAACGCGACTGCTCACCTTGGCATGTGTTCAAGTCAGCAAACTGTCCGATACTGAATCAGGCTAGAACGAACTATTGTTGGTGCTTTGGCTTGGTGCAAGGCGTTGCTGTTGCCTTAGCCCAGTCTGGTTACGACGAGTCACCACCTCTGCATCTCTCTGCAAGCTATCCGGCTCAGTTGTACAAGAACTACCGCAATGTTGGTGGCTGGGCCATGCAAGCAGTCCAAGCTGTCCAAGAGCACGGGATACCTACAGTCCAGGTTTTTCAGGAAGCGTTGATCTCACGCACACATGCCCAAAGATCGATAGTCAAGAACTCTGCGAAGAAGTATGGGATTGCGGAATACGAAGAAATACCAAGCAGAGATTTCGAGACTGCTTTCAGTGCTCTCATTGCACCTGACTGCTCACCTGTGACTCTAGGTCTGAGTTGGTGGGGTCACTTGGTACTTGGAATCAAAGGTGTTTACGAAGAGGGCAAAGGATACGGAATCCTCATCGTGAATTCCTGGGGCAAAAATTGGTCAAGCGATGGAATGCAGGTGCTCTGGGAGAAAGGCAGTCGAAATTGCATTGCTCAAGAGTACGTTGCGATCAAATCAGCAAAGGTAATTTGATGACGGCAAAATTATTTGATGTACTGCTTTACTCCGCTGCGACTGTTGTGATCCTTGCGATCATCTCCAGTGCAACGCAAGCAGAGCGTAAACACAAGCAAGAAGCAGAAAGCTTCGACCCAATTGAAGTCAAAGAGCCTTTAATTGAGGAAGATCCTATCATTGAAGAGGAACCTGACCTGACCTCTGAAATTATCTTTACCAGTCAGCCATCATGTGCCCCGTGCAAAGCTTTCGAGCGTGACTGCGTTCCTGCATTACGCAAAGCAGGGTGGAGGATGACCAAGGCCAGTCCTGATTCGCGAGGAACTCCTAGCTTTGACCTTTGCTTAGGTGGCAAGGTCGTTGCCTCCAAAAGCGGGTACAGGAACAGAAGGTCATTTTTTCAATGGGTTAGAAATGTAATCGCGAGGAACCGATGAGCACGCCAGATCCAACAACTCTTGGAGTGCTAGTGACTGCACTGACCGGAATGTCAGGTGCTATTACTGTACTCTGGAGACAGACAATGAAACATCTTGGCGTGACTGAGGCACGTTTGGAGAGAGCAGAAAAACTGGCTGAGGACTGTCAGCAGGACCGCTTGGAAATTTGGAAAGCACTTGCTGACCAAGGCAACAAACCACCTACTAAAAATGAAGGATACAACTGATGAGTATTGATTACCTGCGTGATGTAAAACCACTTGAAGATGAAGGCGTGCCTGATGATGTCATCGCACAGCACCTCCGCGATGCAACTGCGTCTGCAATTCCTTGCTCATCAGCAAAGGAGATACTGCAAGAGAACGGTGCGGTCATCATTGATCCTGTCACCGGCGACAAAAGCGGTCTGCTTATTTCTTACTACCAAACACTTGATGTAGGTAGCGAGGCTCAAGTTCTGATCGCGTATTTTATTGAGCATGTGTTTGAAGGCGGAAGCGAGATAGACACAAACGTCTACCCTCGTAGTATCCAGTGGGCGTCTGTGACCTCCGCGATGCCTGCTGAGTTGCAGGCAACTGTGTCTGCGTTAGCTGATGCAGCAGGAGGTCATCCGAACCCAGATGCGAGCGTTGGTGACATTGTTGCTTCACGCGAAGCATACGAGGCAGAACAAGCAGCGGCAGAAGCAGAACGCGAGGCACGCGCAAACTTTGCTGTGAAAAAAGCACGCTACGACGAACTCTACAACGAGTACATCGCACCTTTGCAGATCCAACCTGGTGTAACTGATGCTGACTGGTCTGATGCGTTGAATCTTATGGCAAGCAACTTCCCAGTATCTGTTGAGTAGAAAATGCCTACTGGACTTGGCGACGAACAACTTTGGTTGAGTGCTACGAACGACAACACCGGAACCTCGACTGCGTTCAATGACCAGTCTGGGAACGGTAATAATGGCACTGCGTCTGGTACGCTTGTGGTTGCTGACACCAGTGAGGGCGGGACGTATGCCTATGACTTTGATGGCGTGAATGACTACATCGACATACAGGGCTTGTCTGGGCAGTACCCACTTGGTGGGAGTTATTCCACGTCGCTATGGGTCAACAATGATGTCACTAACATTGATCAACTCTACTTCAATCGGTATGAAACAGACGGAGCCTCTGGCGGTAATGACCAGAGGCCAGAAATTCTCATGTCGGACAATACTGGCCTTAGGACTCGTGCCCTCTACAAGATTGGCAACGGAACGACTGGTCTATCTGTGAACTTCACTTACCAAAGTAGCGTCTGGTATCACATAGCTTCAACTTATGACTCTGCTACCAACACCATGACGCTTTACAAGAATGGGGCGTCGATTGGCTCAGTGGTCATTTCTGGTGACTCAGACTGGGAGACAAACTACGCGGAGATCGGGCGAGCTTCAATATCAGGTGGTGCGACACAGGTTTATTCTGATTGCAAGCTGGATGACATACGTTCTTTTACGCGGGTACTTACCCAAGCAGAGATCACTCACCTAGCAGAAGCGAGAGGAATAGAAGGTCCACCTCCAGTTGGGCTTGGCGATGAACAGTTGTGGTTGTGTCCTAGCATCAATGACTCTGCCAATGACATCTCAGGCAATGGGAACAACGGAACCTACCTAGGTGGTATGGGAACTGTTGCTGATACCTCTAACGGCGGCACGCTGGCCTATAGTTTTGATGGCGTGAATGACCTCATCGACACTGGAAGCACCACAGTCCACCAGAACACAGTTTTCTCTTATGCTTTCTGGATCAATGCGTCTGCATCTGGTTCTGGAACAGATGGGACAGTGGGCAGTTATGACGCTGGTGCTGGTGCAAGGGGTCCACTTGCTTCAAGCATATCAGGCGACAGCAAACTAACCTTCTTGTACCAATCACTAGGCACTGCATACAACTCCGCACAACAGTTGAAGTCAACTGGGGATGTGTATGACTCAACTTGGCGGCACGTTGCGTGTGTGTTCGATGGCAATCAAAACGAGGTGAAGATATACATAGATGGGTCGTTGGATTCGTCGAAAACAGCCTCTGTGCCAAACACAGTTAATATCACAACAGCACTCAAGATCGGCGCAGGCAGTGGAGGGTATACGGCTGGTCTGATGGATGACATCAGAGTCTATAACCGCACGCTAACACAGGCCGATGTTAGCCATCTGTCAACCAGCAGAGGTATCGAGGGTTCTCCGTACACTGGCCTTGGTGACGAGCAACTCTGGCTGTGTCCCTCACTGAGTGACAGTGCCAATGACATTTCGGGGAACGGTAACAACGGAACCTACCAAGGCGGGATGGGTACTGTTGCTGATACAGGTGAAGGCGGGACACTTGCCTATGACCTCAACGGCTCCACTGAAGGTATACAAATGCCAGCAGAAATTGGCATTACAGGTGGCAGTTATTCAATGTCAGTCTGGATCAACAACAGTTCATCCAGTTCCAGCACAATAGAAAACTGGCTTGGCGGCTGGACTGGCGGTCAAGCCAACAGCAACATAATGATCTACCAGTATGGGACTAACATCCGCATTTATGACTCAAACCTTGGCGGGAACGTGACAATCCACGTTGAGTCAGCATCGCCCGTGAACACTTGGAAACATTTTGTTGCGGTTGCAGATGTTGGGGCTGGTGAGTACAGGGCATATCGGGATGGGGTCTTGGTTGCTACTGTGTCAAGTGCCTTGGACATATCTGCAAAAAACACCTATAGATGGGAAATCGGCTATAGGGGATCATCTGAGGTGGCTCCTGCCGGAATGTTAGACGATGCTCGTATATACGGCAGAGTTTTAACTCAAGCAGAGATCACCCACCTAGCAACCAGCAGGGGCATTGAGGGTTCGCCAAGTACAGCAACACAATACAACGCATTCATCACACACGCATTCAAACAACTTTTTCAGACGAGGCTCCGATGAGTAGACCAGCTACGCTGAAAATAGGAAACACATCCTATTGGACGATCATGACTTACACTTCGGCAGGAGTGCTTGTTGATGCAGACAGCACCCCCACTGTCGTTGTTTACAAAAACGGGACGCTCACAGCAGATGTTGTGACCGTAACGAAACGCAGCGCAACGACAGGCATCTATGATGCTTACTACAACCCTGCGTCCGAAGCAGAAGGTGATTGCTTCACAATCCAAGAGACTGCAACCATCAGCAGTCAGGCATACGTTCAATCCTGGAACTTTGAGATCCTTGCAGCAGAGCGTGGGACTGACAATGCATCAACCTTCGATGCAGCAAGCGATGCAGTCGCGAATGTAACAACGGTAGCGTCTGTCACCAACGCAGTCACCACTGATGCAGCATCGCGTACTGCGAGCCAAGCTGATGTGTCTGCCTTGGCAACTGCTGCGAGCATCTCAGCACTCAATGATCTCTCTGCCGTACAAGTCGAGAATGCTGTTTGGGAGGCGTCGATCTCAAGCCACAACTCTGCTGGCTCGACTGGCAAGGCACTCAAGCAACTCAAAGAGGGAGTCATTAGCCAAGATGGATCTGTTGATGATGCGTCTGCAACTGCAACCAGTTTCATCACTAACCTGACAGAAACAGTCGATGGATTTTTCCACGATAAAGTCATCGTGTTCGTCAGCGGTGATCTGGCAGGGCAAGCTAGGCACATTGAAAACTACAGCGGAACCACAAAAACAGTCACTGTCAGTCAAGCATTCACCTCTGTTCCTGCTGATGCAGATGAGTTCCTCATCCTCGCAACTCATGAGCACTCCCTAGGTGAAATTGCAGATGGAGTCTGGGACGAGCCTCAAGCAGGTCATACCACGGTAGATACGTTCGGCTACTTCCTCGATTCTCAAGTCTCTGCTGCTGGTGGTGGTTCAGCACCAACAGCCCAAGAGATCGTCGATGCTTGGGGAAACCAAGATCAAAGCGTGTACGTCACCGCAGGAACGCTTGGTTACTTCCTCGATGCTCAAGTCAGTGGAGCAGGAGCAGGCGGATCTGGGCTCTATCAGGTCACCGTGCGTGTTGAAGACTCAAGTAACAACGCACTGCAAGGTGCTCGTGTGAACGTCGATGGTACGACACTAACGCTTGCAACAGGTAGCTCAGGCGAAGTTGTGTTCAACCTGGACTCTGGAATCTACCTGCTCAACGTGAGTCCTCCTGC